AGAAGGGCGAGCAGAACCACTTGGCACCCTGACGCGAGTGCTGCGGAACCGCAGCCATCATCGCCAGGAGGTTGGCCTTCGTGACCTCGTCGGGCGTGTCACCGGCAGCCGTCACGAGCGACGCCGCATAGGTGGCAGCCGAAGACGCCAGCAGGCCACCCGTGTGGCTGGTCACAAGCCCGGCCACGCCAGGGGCGTTGCTCGGGTTGCCGCTGAACGCAGCCGACTCGACGGCGTTGCTCAGCGTCAGGGCCAGCTCGGCGGCGATCCAGTCGGCGATCGACACGATGGAGTCCTGCAGGAGCTCCGACGCGATGACCACCGCACCAGTCACCTTCTTCGCCGTCAGCGTGACCTGGTTGGAGGTCGGGTCGCTGGCAGTGATGGCCGAGTTCTCGTCGATCCAGTACGCGGTCGCACCGGCAGTCCGACGCGGGAACAGCAGCACGTCGCTCGGCATCACCACGTTGGTGGCGTTCTGGGCGAAGGCGGAATACTGATCCACGAGCCGGATCACGGTCGAGGAGAGAACGTCGGGCACGAAGGCCGCACCGGTCGTGGAACCGGTCGAACCCTGGGCACGAGCCTCGACGCCGTGGTCCTGGCACCACCGCTTGGCCTCAACGTCGCCGCCCTTGGCCTTGAACCACATACCGACCGAGTACGCGTCCTTGGCGTTCTCGAACGCACGAAGCCGACCCGAGAACGGGACCGCCTCGACGCGGACCTTCTCGCTCCGCTCCTCAGTGGCCTCGGGGGCCGGCGAGCAGCGATCCACCACGCTGCGGAGATTCTTCGCCGAGTCGGCAACCGACTTCTCGAAGTCGATCTTCTTGGCGAGCTTGGCGGCGTCGGCCGTCAGCGTCTCGAGTTCGAGGTCACGCTCGGCGATCTTGTCCGCGTCGCCTTCGATGGCCCGCACGGCGTCGATCCGGTTGGCGAGGGTAACGGCCTCGTCCTGCAGCTTCTTGAGGTTGTCCACGTGTGTTCTCCGCCGGCGGTATTGCCGATGGAGTTCACGGTCGCACTAACGGGCATCCCTCTTGCAGAAGCGAACCTCAGAAACTGTTGTTTTCACAAACACCACGCCACGGGCACCGCATCGCGGGCAGCGTAGATACCGCTGCCGCTCGTCACCGCATGGGCGCGAAGAACGGCACCGTAACTTCTCGCCGCACGTGCAGCGGGCGTCAGCCATTTCTCAGCCTCAGAGAAGCAGCCCAGGCGGCGGCGACGCCCCGCAGGGCCGAACGCGAACGATCCGCCTGGGCCGCAGGCTCGGGCGTGGGCTCGGTCTGCGACGCCAGCCACGCTTCATAGGACCGCATGGCGACGCCGGCCGACGTTGACGGGTACGCGGGCACCAGAACCGGGCCAACGTCGTACAGCCCGCTCACCTCGCGGATCTGCCGCACTGCCTTGCCGTCCTCGCCGGTGCGAAACGATTCGTTCTTCGGGTCCACCGTAAAGGCGAACGACGAGCCACGCACGTCGCGCCGCTGGATGAGCTCGAGCACGTCGGCCCGGCTCACAGGCGGCGTCACCACGTACCGCAGGCCCTTCTCGTCAGACGAGAGTTCCAGCGTGCCGGAAGACGTGCGACCGAGGACGATGTTGCTGTCGTGATTGAACAGGGCCACCACGTCGCCCTTGCCCCGCTGGCGGTTGAGGATCCTGTCGAACGCCCCCGGCAGGATCTCTTCCTTGAACCCGCCAAGGTCGAGAGAAAGCCGGTTGTAGACGGCGGCATAGCCGATGATCGCGGCCCGGCCATCGGCACGGCTTTCCACGATCAGTTCGTGCTCGTCCTCAAAGGCAAAGTCGCGGCGTTCAATTTCCATCTGTCGTGTCCTCCTCTTCGGCCTGGTCTTCGGCGTCATCGGCCGGTGTGCCTTCAGCCTCGACGGCTGGCTCTGGCATCGGCTCCGGGGCCGGTGGCTCCTGGCCCACCTTGTCCAGCGTGGTCATGTTGAGTTGCACGAAGTGCTTGTCGCCTTCCGGCCCGATTGGATTCAGGTTTTCCAGTTCCCGAATCTCGTTGATCGTCATCCACCCATTCTGTAGGGCCGAGACGTAGTAGGCAGACCGGCTCGCGTGGTCGCCACGGAGTAGGCCGCTCACGCTGTGCTCGGCGAAATACCGCTCATCGTCCACGATCAGGTCACGCGAGATCGCGGCTTCCCATCGCTTGAGATGTGGCAACAGGCAGTGCTGCACAAACTCCGTGCCCTGCACCTCGATGTTGCTGTATGTCGAGCGGGTCAGGTCTTGGATCATGTGCGGCGGCACACGAAACGCCCGGCAGATCTCGATCACCTGATACTGCCGCGTCTCAAGAAACTGGGCCGCCTCGTTGCTGCCGCTGAGTTCGTGAGCCTTCACGCCACTCGGTAGCACTGCCGTGCGGTGTGCACGATCTGGCCCACGGTGCATCCGCTCCCACTGCTCACGCAGACGCTCAGCCGCCTCGGCCGGAATCGGGTTGTCACTCTCCAGAACGATGCCGGGCCGGGCACCGTTGCCGAAGTACGTGGACCCGTGGGCCTCCAACGCCTGGGCCAGCCCGATGGCGTTCTGAAAGATCTTGTACGTCGGGATCGCCTTGATGCCGTCCTCGGTCGTGAACCGCAGGGCGAAGATCTGCTCTTGGCTGTAGACCGTCTGCCGGCCGCTCGGCTCGCGGTAGCGATACCGCAGCGTCCCGTCTTCCAGCCGCTCGGCTTCCATCCGAGACGAGTGCAGCGGCCACAGTTCCGACACGGCACCGCGAGCACCTGGGCGGATCTCGGCGTAGCTGGCACCGTAGTGCAGGTACATCCCCGTCATCCAATCCCGAAACTCTTGGGCCGTCTGCCACGGGTTGGGCTGCATGTGCAGCAGCCGATACACCGGGTGGCTCGTGGCCTTCTGCTTGCCACCATTGGCGAGCCGCTCGAAGATGTGGAGCGGCAGGGCCGAGACGGCGTCAGAGATCACCCGGATGCAAGCCGTGTAGGCCGAGCACGCCATCGAGTTGTCGGCGTTGACGCGAACGCCAGACGGCGTACGGCTCGGCGAAACCTCGGGCCAGTCGATGCCACGCAGGTCAAACATCTTGTAGTCAGCGACGGCGTTTTCGTTCATAGGGTGATGATGTCCCAGTTCTGCTCGGCTGGTTTCGCAGTCGCCACGGCGTGCAGCCCGAGGCCCATCACCAGCGAGACGATGCCGTCGATGCGTTCCGTGCTTTTCGCCTTGCTCGGCTTGATGTTGCCCTGGTGGTCGGTCTGCACTGCCACGTTGCCAGCCATCCACGACAGCACCGGATGATTCCCGTGGCGGATCTTCTCCGAGAGCACGAGGTTCTCCAGCTGCTTGCTCGGGCTGCTCATGGAGCCGTAGCCCTGTCCAAAGCCTGTCACATTCACGCCTTCCCCTTGCAGTTGGGTAGCGAGTTGAGTGGCGTTCCAGCGGTCGATTCCCACCTGCCGGATATTGAACTTCTGTGATAGCTCGACGATGTCGCGGCGGATTACGTCGTAGTCGGTGACGTTGCCATCGGTAGCCCTGATGTACCCGTCACGAATCCACCCGATATAGTCCACCTTGTCACGCTGCGTCCGCTCGGCAGCGTTCTCCTGCGGCACCCAGAAGAACGGCAGCACGTCGAAGGTGCCGTCCTCGGCCTGGCTCACGAGCACCAGGGCCGACAAGTCATAGGTGGTTGCAAGGTCGAGCCCGGCGTACCACTCACGCTGCTCGAGGTCGCCAGACAGCGGCTTGCCGCACTTCGCCCAGTTGTCAGGCGAGAGCCACCGCACGTCCTGCGTGGTCCAGACGTTTAGTCTGTATCGCAGGAACGCGTTGAGCTTCGACGGCGACTGCTCGGCCTCGCGGGCATCAGCGGCGAATGAATCCACCGTGATCGTCTCGCCCAATGACGGGTTGGCCTTGTGCCACGTCTTCGGGTCTTTCCAATCGTCATCGGGCGAGGCGGCGTAGATGCACCCAAAGAATGCAGGGTCCACCGTTGGGTCGGCAATGCACCGCTCGGCGTATGCGTGCTGCTCCCAGCAGATCGACTTGCGGTCATAGCCCGCCGTGGTGATCGACAGGATGAGCGGCTGCCGGCGAGCCGCACCGCCGTATCGCAGGGCGTCCCACAATCGCCGGTCACGCTGGGCGTGCAATTCGTCAAAGAGCAGGGCGTGAATGTTCAGCCCCTCGGCACGGAACGCGTCGGCTGAGAGCACCCGGTAGAACGAATTGCTGGCCTTGTGCACGATCGTCTTGCGGCTGTCGATCACCTCAAGATGCCGAGACAACGCAGGCGAAGCCCGCACCATTGACGCCGCTTCCCGGTAGATGATGCCCGCCTGCTCACGGTCGCAGGCCGCACCATAGACTTCGGCACCCGGCTCCGAGTCGAACGCCGTCATGTAGAGCGCGATGCCGGCCAGCGTCGTACTCTTCCCCATCTTTTTCGGCAACTCGATGTATCCGACGCGGTGCCTTCGCATGCCGTCAGGGCTGAGCCGGCCGAAGAGCTCTCGCATCACGTGGTGCTGCCACGGCAGGAGCGTGAACGGCTTGCCGGCGTTCTGCCCCTTGCTGTGGCGCAGGATCTTCTCGAAGAAGTGCACAACCCGCTCGTACTTTGCCTGTCCCTCTTTGCAGAGATCAGGCACCGTGGAGCTTGAAGAACTCCTCGACTTCGTCGGTTGGCTTTTCTTCCTTGCCACCTAGCCGCGTCCTACTGCTCGGGGTCAGGCCAAACTCGCCCATTAGCGAAGCCTGGAGCGCCACTAAACTGCGATACAACGGGCCAGCCGGATTCGGTTTGACGCCACCCAGGTCGGTTCGCATCACCGGGCCAGTGGCCCGCAGCTCGAGTAGGC